CTGTTTTTGTAACTTTCTTAACAAGTTTACCTAAACCATACATCTGTCTTGCAGATTCAAAATCAAACTCACCACCTATCGGTCCACCATCGGCTCTGAACGCTAAAAATCTTTTATCTGTATTATCTTCTGCAGTTGTTTCTGGTTCTTGGTCCATGTCGCTTGGTGCTTGAGCAAAAGGTAATATTATATTATTATCATCTTCTTCACTTCCTATAAGACGACCAGAGGCATCAATTTTTCCTGCTAACCTATCTGTCATATAATCTTTATAACCTTGTGCGCTTGTAGCATAATTTTTAGCACCACCTCTTGATTTTAATGATCTAAAATAATCTATATTTGTATCTAAAAGTTTTTGTCTGAAAGGAACTGCTGCATTTAAAAGCGTACCACCTAGTCCAGGGAAATTAGTTGATCTAACTATTAAACTTTCAAATGGTTCAAATGCTTTTTCTTCTTGTTGTCGATTTACTAAATCTCTTAAATTTCTTGATTGTTGTTCTTGTTGAATTCTAGATCTACCAGAACCACTGCTTCTTACATCTTGAACATTAGTTCTTTCAACTGAACCCTCTTCAGCTCGTCCTCCGACTCCACCTACTCGATATAATTGTCTTGCTTGTTGTGCGTTAGTTATGGCCATGTTACTATCTTATTTTGTTTTAGGGAATAAATCAAGACTCGGCATGATTACCGTTACATCTCTTCTAATATCTTCTGGTGGTATACCTTTTGCTTTCCACTCAGAATCATTCTTGTATTTTTCCCCTGTTTTCTTGTTAGTTATCTTTTCTATAATCTTATCTGGTTGTATTTCAATCATTATGTTGTTACCTCTCTTGGCTGTATTTCTAATATAGAGGCTACGACGTGCAGTTGGTTCGCGTCAGCAGCTTGTACTTTTAGTATTTCACTCTCTTCCATTATGAGAGGATTAGTTAAAAGTTCTGTTGTAGCATTACCTGATATGGTTTTTGTTTTAAATAAACTAAATACATTACTACTAGCATCAACTAATGTTACCGTTATCGTGCTTCCTGATCCAGCATCCTCTGATACTAATAAAGATTTTACAATAGACGATTTAAAACTAGGCACCGTGTATAGTGTAGTTAGGTCTGTTGTGGTTAAATCTACTTTTTTATTTATAAAACTATTAGCCATTAATTAATAAAGAAGTTTTGAGCTTCTACCTCGTCTTTT